AATAATACCTATAGGGTTATCGGCAACGACTGTGGTGTCTGTACGTTCAAATCTAAGAACTTGTGAGTTCGTTGCGCTTGAAAGATGAAGCATTGTGTCAGGATTCGTAGTCCCTATCCCCAGCGACGCTGCCGAAGCATCCCAGAATAACGCTTGGTTTGCAGACCCATCGTAGAAGCTGATGTCGCCTGTGGAATGGTCTACTTTTAGTCTATTCGTAAACGAGGAGCCTGCATCATTTGCTGTCCTTATAGCGAAAGTCCCTAAACCATTCCTAAAATTAGTGTTTAGGTCAGTAGTGTCTGATTCATTAAGCGTTATTTGCGGGTCTGAACCATCAACAGTCAAACCATCAGCAGTCACTGTGCCGGTTACGTCGATGCCTGTGGCGGTTGTGGCTAGTTTTTCAAGCCCATTGTAAAAAATCTTAGCGTCACCGTTGCTGGTACCCTCAAAGAAACTTTCGCCAAGAGTTGTATTTCTTAAAATGATTTTATCGCCATTGGTGGCTAAATATAAATCGCCAGTTCCAGTTTCTTGCACAAAGCTGTGCGAACCTGTGTGATAAATCTGCAGATCAGAGCCAGCACCGAAGATGGCTTTTACGTTGTCACCAAAGTTAGCGTTGCCAGTAAACGTAGCGTCCCCTGCGCTATCAATAGTCAGAGCCGTAACTTGGGCATTAACACTAGAACCTGTAGAACCCGCAGGAGCCGTTTGGAAAATTAATGAACCACCAGCGCCTGTACCCGTACCTGCGCCGCCTTTGACCGTAACTGCCGTACCCGCAGCGTCAGTACCGGATGCGTCAGCAGTTCCGATGGAGATGTCTTTTATGAGTAAAGAATCAATAGTGACGCCAGCCGCAGCGGTCTTCTCGTTGACAGTATCGACAGAAAGCGCGGTGGTTATCGTGACCGAATCTGGCAAGCCGATGGTCAGTGTTTGACTAGTTGCAGAGGTTTCAATCTCGTTAGCTGTCCCTGCAATCGTGAAGGTCTGGCTGTCGAGGTCAACCGCGCCGGTCCCAGTATCGCCAGCAAAGTCGAGGTCTTCTGCCGTCAACTGTGTGTCAACGTATGCCTTGATAGATTCTGAGGTTGCCAGGGTCGTTGCAGACGCGGTCGCAAAGGTGTCGTCGTCGAGGACCGCGCTACCGCTCACGCCGGTGTTAAATACGGGAGACGTCAGCGTCTTGTTGGTCAGGGTTTGAGTGTGCGCCGCAAAGACAAAGGTGTCGTTTCCAGTCAGCAGAGGCAGCGTCACCGTCCTGTCTGCAACCAGCTCGCTGACCGCGAAAATGTACTGGTGGTCTGCTGAGGTGTCGTTGATTTGGGGTGTGGTAAGAACCGGGGACGTAAGGGTCTTGTTCGTTAGTGTTTGAGTACCGGCAGTTGAAACAACTTGATACCAGGTTCCCAGCGCGCCCCCGTCATCCCGGTTCCACCACATTCCGTTTGATTCTGTAATTGCGACCTGCCCGTACCGGATCTCTCCAGTCGCCGCCGTGTCGCGCACCGCCGAGATGAGGATCGCCCGGTCAGTTGATGGCGCGTTGGAGCTAGACGCGCCGAGCGAGTAGAAGCCGCTCTTTCGTACCGCAACCGCCGTAGTGTCTGTGCTGTCGGTCAGCGAGGTCTTGCCGACGTTCGCAGCATCAGCGTCGTCCAGAATGACCTGAACTTGTGCAGTTGTTTGTGTGAGCTGTCCCATACTTAGCCTCTCAGAACTTGGGCATCAATTGCCGCGTTAATAATGTCCACCTTTGCGTCGGTGGTTGTCTCAACGCGGACGATGATCTCCCGGCACTTGCCGAGCGCGTTGATGTCGATTGTCTTGTTGCCGTTTACAGAAACGGTGTTGATTGTCGTGAAGGTAATCAGGTCCTTGCTGACCTTGACGGTGACGTCTGTCGCTGCGCTGGTCTCGACGTGCAGCTTGATCTGGTCGATGACCATCTCTGCCCCGCCGACGCCAAACACCTCAGAAGAGATGAGCGGCAGGTCCTTCCTGCGGGTCATGTTCGACCCGTCCTGCTGATAGCTTGAGTAGTCCAGCCGGTAGATCTTCTTGTTGGTTGCGTGTGCCGCAAGAACCAGGTTGAACGCCTGTATGACGTTGGTCGTTACAAAGTCCTTCTCGAACCAGGAGCCGGATGGGACGTGGTGGGTCCAGATGACGCCTTGGTCGGGGAAGATAAAGTCGACAAAGTTTTCCTGGTGCAGCGAGTAGCAAGAAACCCTGGCGCTGGTGAAGTCGTCAACACCGTAGTTGGCCCATGCCTCGCCGATTGCAGGAACATACAGCGGCGAGAACTGGCTCCCGACAATAATCCCAGGACGCCGGTTGCCGTCAATGAAGTAAATCGCGCCGTCGATTGAGTCGACCGCGTATGACCCGCAAATGCCGTGTTGCAGCACCGCTTGGCGGTCCAGTGGTGGACGCCCTGTGCCGCTCGTAAACCACACCTCGGTGGTCTTTTCTCCAAACAGGTAAAGCAATTGGTTGAGCGAGAAAACCCGCCTGATGTCATCAGGGAGCGCCTCAGCCTGGGCAAAATCAAGTGAACTAACGTCTGTTCCATCGTTAAGCGCAGAGACGACAAAGTAGCCGTTGGGCTGGTCGTAAATGAATCGAGAATCAAGAAACGCCACCGACTTGGTGGTGTCTAGGTCGACGTCTGTGATCTCCTGCAAGCCGCCCGCGACGGTGTAAACATAGGCCGACGGGTTGCCGCCGGTGCAGATAATTAACTGCGTTGCATCTGTCGCCATCACGACCGGGGTCGGGTCGTTTGATATGTTGCCCAAAAATAGCGCGTTACCGCCTGAGTCAACCGAGTAAAGAGAGGACCCGGTGACCTGATACATCAACTGATTCGGACCCTCGGCGATGATCCCCCTGTCGGCCCCTCCTGGGGTGATTGACGCCTCAACAACGTTCCCGTCCACGTCAGTAATGGTCGACGCCAGAGAGTCTGTCAGGGCCTCTCCTGTGCTTAGGAAGTCGGCAAACGTAACGTAGCCAGGAACCTGGCGATACCCTTGCAGCGTGTGCGGGTAGATGTTGATCGTCTGCTGCCGGTTGGCATCCAGCCGGGTAGAGTCGTAGCTGCTCTCCAGCTTGACGTTGGCTCTACTCATAGGTCGTCAATGATGTTGTATTTGTAGGTGAAGGCCAGGTCGGACATATCCACGCTCATGTCGATGGAGATGTCGGCCTCAAGCCGGTCCTTTGTGTCCTCTGCGATCTTGAAAACAACCGCAGACGGGTCGATACCGAACTCGCTAGAGATTTCTACCGCTAAGTTATAAGCAAGCGCCCTCTGGGTGCCTGCGGGAATATCGAGCGAGTCAGAAACAGCAGAGGGCGCCGGGATGTTACACACACCGTCCTCGGCCCACTCAGAAATTAGGTTTTGGAGCGCAATGAACGCGTCACTGTTTTTATTGGCGTCGTCGGTCGAAAAGGTGACACCGGACGTGCGAACGCGGAGGAGTGCGGTCGCCTGATCAATTATGTTCTGCGATGTAGCCATTGCGACTCCAAAAAGAAAGGGGGCTCAAGGCCCCCGTGGTTTAGTTGATACCTACTCGGCAAGCCAACTCAGGTCGGATTGCTTTGTAGCCGTACAACACGTCAATTCGACAAGGGTACTTGTCGTCAGAGATGGTGTAGTCACGGATCACTCGCATTGAGATACCGTCCATCACTTCTCGTGCTGCAAAGTCAACGCCCTGCGGCAATACAAGGTCAGCCGTTGCGAAGGCAAAGGCGTTCTTGCTGAATGCCAGCGTTTCCTGCCAGTCGGCAGAAGCGCCGCCGCCTACCTTGGAGACCGCAGCGTTGTCAGCGGGTGAGCCGCTTACATTCTGGCGACCGCCTGAGACGGTGATTGCAGGTGAAATGCTCAAAGACGTAGCAGAAGCTCCAGAGTCAGCCGTTACAACGAACTGCTGGAGTACGCCGGTGTCTGCCTTCGTTTCCGGGTGAACGCGGTTTACGCCCGCAATGGTGATGATGTCACCCTTGAGGAACGTGGTTGAGCCGGTGTCAACCGTCAGGCTTGAGCCAGTCTGTGAGCCGCCGTTGACCAGGTAGCCGGTCGTGGCAGCAGCAGTACCAGTCGTGTGGACGGGCATGAGGGTGTTTTCATAATGGTCGAAACCAGCAATGCGCCCGAGCATACCTTCCTTGTACTGCTTGGCGATCTGCGAAGAGTCTTGGAAGAGACCCTTGGTGTCGGCAAGCATATCCACAACAGACTGCGGGTTGTGCAAGTAAGAACGATCACCGTAAGGTGCAAGGTTGTCAGTCAAAACCCTTGCGCCGTTGGTTACGTTTGCAAACGTGTTTGCAGAACCTACGCCGCTGTAGAAGTTGTAGACGTCCTTGTACATTGACAGTGCATCTGACTCAATGTTTGCAGCCAGTACAGACATCGCAGGCTCAAGGTATCGCGCCTTGAACTCGTCGATGTGCATCGTCAACTCTTCAGAGCTGAATGAGAAATCCACGCCCTTCTGAGTGTCTACAGTCATCGTTACAGATGATTCAGTTACGTCTTGAGCCGACAATGACGCGCCTGATCGGACAGTGAACTCATTCGGCAAGCGAATCTTGAGGTCGTTACCAATCTTTGCGCCGCTCTTGGCGTACTGATCGTCGTATTGAGTGTTGATGTTGCCCACGAAATTCAGTTTCTGATGAAGAATAGCGAGGGCTTCTTTGGTGATCACACTAGGTGTGAGTAAAGAGTTAGCCATTTTAAGCCTCTATTATTTTTTATACCCCCTGAACCTGGCGTACTCCTCCGGGGTCATCTTGTCGGGATCTTTCTCAACCCTTCCTGATGCCCTGACGGGTTTCGCTGGCGCGGGGGCGTTGCTTGTTGAGACAGGGTTTGGCTTGGCAAGCTGTGCGCTTAATCGACCCAGCTCCATCATCGCAATGCCCGGTGCCATGTTGTTAATGGCTGCGGTCTTCTGCGGGTTGGATGCCAGGTGATATGCAAGAGCCGGCCCGTTATCACTAAGTAATATGGCCTGCTGCATTGCCTCGCTTTGAGTAAACTGAGGGCTGCCTACCTTTTGCATAAAGTCTGGGACCTCATGCGCGAAGGCCGCGCTGCGCTCCTTGAACGCCTCGATGACCGCCTGGTTGGCTTGCTTTCGGAGTTGCTCGACCTGGAACTTTTCCTGCTGGCTCAGTGCCTGCTGAACAGTGCGCTGGTTTAGTTGTGCGTTGTATGCGACAACCGCCTGCTGGTATGCGCCTTGGTCGTAGTCGTAGTCCTCAAGCTGGGGGAAGCGATCAAGCTGCGGCGTGTTCTGGTTGAGTCTCTGCTCAAGCAGTTGCGCCCGCTCCTCGGCCTCCTTGGCCCTAAGCTCTGCCTCTCTTACCTGTCGGGTTTTTTGGTTGATCCTTTCTTGGAAGGAGTTGCGCTTCTTCTGGCGCTCTTCTTCGCTTTCGGGGGGATCTTCCCCGGATGGCTCCGACGAATCGGAGGTTTCGCCTCTCGGCTCTTGAGCCTCTTCAACCGCTGGCTCTGCTTCGGTTGACACGCTAGTGTCTTCAGCTATTGCTGCATCAGTCATGAGTTTCGTCTCCACGGATTGATCCCCACAAATGAAAAAACCGCCCGGAGGCGGTTCTTACAGGGCTGTGGGTATGCCCTAGTAACAGTGAGTCGGCACTGTTAAACCGAAAGATTTATGCTTCTTCGTAAAGGCTTTCTGGGTCTTGACCCGTCTGGCCTGCGATCAAAGCTGCTGCCGCAGGAATTGCTATGCCCAGCTTCTTGGATATTTCGATAAGTCGAGCGTCGAACACGACGTAATTACTTGATCTTTTTTCTTTAGATTTGTGTCTAGTGAACGCGTCAGCGTATCGGATGCCCTTTATGCCCGCGTTTTGCAGAGCCTCAGCAGCTTCTTCTGCCCCGTCTTGTTCAAGCCATCTGACTAGGTCACCACCAACTGGGTTATCACCCCGAGCGCCCGCAACGTCTCCTGCACCTTCCTCGGCATACTCAAACCAATCGGAGGCTTCTAATGCTCGACGGACCTTTTCAGGCTGCTCATCTACGAGTGCGTCCCAATCCAAAAATTCGTCTTCATCAGCATCTATCATGACCTCATAAAGTTTGCCTTCTGGCTTATCTAAAATGAGCGAAGGTGCAATCAATTCGTCGTAGACGCGCATTTGATCTTTGTTAAATCCAGACAAGACAATATCTAAATCCTGCTGCGACCTAACTTGAGAAATTTCAGCTAACGCTTGATCTAGTGGCGCGAAGTCTGCATCGAAATCGTAGACCTCGTTTAAATCGACTGAGAGTCTGCCTTTCGCCGCTTTCTCTACATCATCAAAATCAAATCGTGTTTCTGTACCGTCAAAGGTTTTTTGAATCAGATTGTCTATTGCGTTTGAGAGTTGATCGTAATCAACAGAGTCATCTTGTGTCGCAAAATCTAAAATTTCTTGACGAAAGCCATCTACGTCCTGTCTGCGTCTGACAGCGTCATATAGTTCTGGAAACTTTTCTCTAATTGCGCTGGTGTAGACAGTATCGACTGCCTTGTCGTTCACCTTGAATATGGGCTCCGTTAGGGCATCTCTGTAACTTTTTGCGACCTTCTCATCTTCGGCGAAATAAAGCCCTCGCCCATAAGCCTGAGCGCCTTCTCCTGTACCTATTGCGTCGGTACTGAACTCATCAAAGTCATAAGGGGAGCCATGAAAGGCCTTGATCTTTCTTGCAGGTACAGGGATCACCGCAGCGCCAGCCATCAATCCCGCGCCCATTGCGGCTCCTATCTCGTCGCCAAACTTTGATTGCAAGCTGGGGACAACTGTGCCCTCAAAATAGGCAACCGCCTCGTCTATACCGATCTCTTCAGCAATCTGAACAAAGGCGTCTGAGAGCGCCTTGAGACCTTCCTGGCCGGCCTTGGATCTTGGGTTATAGGTCAGTCGTTCTTGCACCCTGCCGACCGTGTTGGGGTCCCTGGTAAGCAATGCGGCGATCCCTGAGACGGGTTCTGCCGCTGATGCGCTCGCTACCGTCATCGCAGGCTCAAGCACCCTTGCGATGGTGTTGCGACCCTCTTGAGATCCAAGAACGCTCTGGATGTAGCGAGGTGAAGCGGGCATTTATCAGGCCATACCACCCTGATAAGGCGTGAAAGTTTGCAGCCCGGTGGCGGGATCAATTACCACCCGATACATCCTCCCGTCACGACCGCGAACAGGCTGGGCTTGTCCTGGCTGTGCTGCGGGCTGAGGCGGCTGCATCCCGCCCATGTTGGGCATCGCGCCCATCCCTGGTGCGCCCATTTGTGGTTGAGCGCCAGGCCGTGGCATTGGTGCCCGCATCTGTTGCGGAACTGCCGCACCCACAGGATTTGCCTGCGGTCGCTGTGCAGGGGCCCGGCCCATTAACATCTGTGCGATTTGGTTGTTCATTTCTTTTTCCTGTAGCTAACTTTTTTTCCAGACTTCTTTGCCGCCTTCTTAGCAGCAGCCATGCCCTTCGGCGTGTATGCGTAGTGTTTGTTCCCAACCTTTGGCATTCCTACTTCCTCTTTGCTGACTTCTTGAGCGACTTGGCTGTCGGTGCGCCCTTGCTGCCTGGCTTTCTCATCCTCTCGCCAGATCCCGCCTTAATGCGCTTGCGCTTTGCGTGGATGTTGTCCCACAGGCCTTTCTTTCTCACCACTTCTCCTTGTTAGCCCACCAGGCCGCACTCATGCGGCCCTTCTTGATATTGCCCGCGTGTCTTTTTTTCCATGACTCGCGGCGCTTGCGGCTTGCCTCGCTCTCTCCTGATCGCTTTGGGCTTCCGCTCACGCCCTGCTGACCAAACCTGATCAGCTTCGTCTGGCTGCCTTCCTTGGCGACTACGGCGTGAGACTTTGTCTTGTGGCCGGGCGTCTTTACGGCTTGGTTGTAGCGCGACGCGCCGATCTTAGTTAAACGGGGGTCTTTGGGCATTTATCATCCCCAGGGTCTGCCTGAGACGCTGCTGCGCGATTTGCTGGGCCTGAATATCCTGCTGGGCCTGGGCAAGCTCCATCTGCTCAACCTGGGCCTTGACTTGGTTTAACAGGGTCTTGCTTTCTTTTTCTTTCGCCGCCGCCTGCTCGTTTGCAATCTCAGCCTGCTTCATCGCCATCTCCATCTGCATGGCCTGCTGCTTGATTTGCATCTCCATCTGCTGAGACTGGTCCATCTGCTGCTTCTCGTCATCGTTTGGCTCGATGATCCCGGCCTTGATGCCCTGCTTCCTGACCCGCTCTACAAGCTCGTCTGCCCCGACAAGATCCAGGGCCTTGAAGTAAATATCGGCACCGAGCTGCGCCATCTGCGGGTTTTGACCGAACAGCGTCCCGAGCTGCTCTGCCGTCTCTGTTCGTCGTGTGGAGAAGCTGGGCCCGGTGGTGACCTTGATGTCGTAGTGGCCCCGGTTGAGGTCGTTGATGATGACCGTCTCGCCCGTCTGTAGGTCCAGCACCGGCTTGTTGATCTGCTTGACCTCTTCGGCGTCGTCTGGCCCCAGGATGCGAATCTGGCGCTCTGTGTCGTAGATCTTGGGGATCATGTCAATCATGATCTCGCCGGTGTACGAGATGCTCGAAACCAGCTCGTCGACAAACTCAAAGTTGGCGATGTTGCCCTGGAGCTGCCGCTCTCGAATGGCCCGTCCCGACGTCTCGTTTGATCGAGCGCCAAGACTTGCGTCGTAAATGCCCGTCGTCGACTTGATGTCGTCTGCGGAGATTTGTGACTCAGTCAACAACGCAGGCGATGGCTGCGCCGGCGGCTCCCTGAACGGCTTCTGCCCGTTGTCAAAGTTGAACAGCAAGACAGGGTCGTTGGACGTCATCAGGTTGCGATAACGCTCCTCGTGGCCCTTGATCATCGCAGGGGTTGCCATCAGCGGCTGCTTGGGCTGGAGGGCGGTTACCTCAATTTGTGTGCTGCGGGAATAGTTGTACATCCTCTGGGCGTCCTTGGCCTTACGGACAATGCCCCTTGAGATGAAGGTCCCGTCGACGTTTGTCGTCTTCCCGAACAGCGGAATAAGCGGGATGTAGCGCCCGACGCACTCGTACTCTTCGAGGACCTCCAGTCCGGTGATTTTGTACCTCTCCAGCCTCCTTCCCTCGATGACTCGCTCTCGACCGAGGGTGATGCCCTTGAAGTTAAGCTCGTCGATGATGGGCTCGATTTCTTCATAGTCCACCACCTCGCCGGTTGACAGTTGAACCAGGCGGCGCTCTTCGGGAACTATCCTGAAGTAGTCTGCGACCCGGATGCTTTCCTCGCCAACCCATGAGCGTAAATTGCCAGTGCTTGAGAAGTCCTCGCCAAGCCCAGACTTAGCTTTTGGATAGAGCCGCTCAAACTCATCCTTTTCCATATCCTCAAACATGAAGCCGTAGCGGGCTTCTTTCAGGTCCTGGACCTGGATAATGGGGTCGATCAAGATTGAGAAGGGGTTCTTGATTTCTCGTATGATGATTTCCTGGTCAAGCGAGATGTCGTCCACGTAGTCGTGGTCGATCATCCAGCACCCCCAGCCGCCCTTAACCGCGAACTTGAACGCGGTCTTGTAGGCCCTGTTGCCTCTCTGCTCAATCTGCCTGATCAGACCCTCAAAGATCTCTGCCGTGTCGGAGTCGCCCTCCTCTGCGCCCCTGACCTTCACGCCTGGAAGCATTTGAAGCTGCTGACCAACAATCTGGTCCACCGCGCCTGAGACCTTGTCAAAGGTTAAACAAGGGCGATTGACCCGCGCCATCTTGGCTGATGGGTCCCACTGGCCGTCTTCTTCATCAACGAATGAGATGTCATCCAGGGCAGCCTGGTACACGTCTTCCCACGCATCAGCGGCAATGTCGAAGCGATCAAGCGCCTCGTCGATAATTGCCTGCCTTTGTTTTTTAGATTTGTTTACCATTCTGAGCTGAAGTCCAAGTCAATTGATTCAACCTCCTCCTCATATCCCTGGGCGAACATCCGAAACGCATCCGCGCCGTTAGATGCCCAGTTGTGGAGGGGGGATTGTCTGAAAGTGTCGTAGCGCTCGTCCCACACGTATTGATAGTTAGCCAGGGCGTTTAACCCGACCTCACAGTTTTCTGCGTGGAAGAAGCACTTGCTGAATTTGTCGCGCACCATGGCGATGCCGTTTTCGACCGAGTCGATGCGTGGAACAATCCTGGAAGGTGAAACGCCCAGCCCTTCAAGAATTTCCCGCCGTGATCTGTTGTTAGATCCAAGCACCCGATGCTCTGCGTCGTGGGGAAGGTAGTGCGTCCCGTAGACGTAGTCCTTCTCTCTCAGGACGTTGGCGTAGTGATCTAGGTCAACCAGCCGGTGCTCGTAGTAGTCGATGAATCGGTAGGCCATCCCGACGTGCTGCATAAACCAGATGGCGGTGGTGTCGTTCCTGCCAAGGTCCCAGAAGGTGTGGACAGGCGCAGACTCAATCGGGAGCCAGTCTATTCTCTTCTCGTCCCTGGCCTTCTTCAGTTGCTTGGCGTAGATCGCGCCGTCAGCGAACTGCTTGAGTTCTCCCTCGTAGACGTGGAGATACTCCTCGTAATCGTACTCCTTGAGGTGCTCCATCTCGTCTTTCAACTCGCGGGTCACCCAAGGGTTGTCACGCCAGCTCACTTTCTTGACGACGCTATTCGGGGGCTCGTTCATCACAAACCTCTGAAACACCGGGTCGCTCTTCAGCGCTGGGTTGAATGATGCCCATATCTCGCTGCCCTCCTTCCTGATGGACGGGATCAGCGTTCGCCAGGAGTTCTCAGACACCACGTTGGCCTCTTCGATCCACACGTAGTCAATGGCCTCAATCGACTTGATGTTGTCGACGTTCTGCCAGAGGCCGGCGAATATGACCTGGGTACCGTTGCGTCCCCGGATCTCGTTCTGCTGGACCTGGTAGAAGTTGTGCAGCCCGAGCGCCTTGATCCTGTCAACCAGGAGGGAGTGGACAGAGTCTCTGATCGATCTCTGGATCTCCCTGGCGCAGAGTATGCGCTTAGGCTTTGGCCCCGCCCCGAGAAGCAGCAGCGCCGTAGCAAACGCCCAAGACTTGCCAGAACCGCGCCCGCCCCAGTAGATCTTGTATCTGGCTGGCGGCAGAAGCTCCTTGAAGGCCTTGGGTAGGGATATGCTATTCCCAGTTGATTTCGTAGGCTGCGATTGCGATTGGTGCATCTTCATCGCCTGTGTGCTCTACCGATTTCAGGTCTGGGAGGTACTTGCTGATCAGCTTCAGCTTGGTGTCCAACACGACCTTGTAGCGGGCCAGGTCGTTTGAGTCTAAGTCCCGCTTGAGATCTTTTATTTCATCAAGAATATCAACCACATGCTGAACATGACCCTGGGCTGATAGCTGCTCCCTCAGAGCCTCCTGGCGAACCTGCTTATTCCTGGTCGCTGCCGTCGTTCCCATCTGATTTTTCCGAGTCTGCTGCCTCTGATTTTTCTTTTTCAGCCTTCAACGCTTCTAGTTCTTTCGTTAGCGCATCAACCTTGTTCATCGCACCCGCGAGCCTGCCCGCCAAGATGGCGTTCTCGTTTTGCGCTGCGTTGCGCTGGCTCTGACAAAAGTCATACGCCGCCACAAGCTCCTGGACAGTCAGGCCTTGATTTTCCTCACTCATATTCCCCTCCTACTGGGTTGATCTGTACTCTGGGTCCTGCACCACGATTTCGAGGTACTGGATTTCTTCCTTGCCGTCGGCATAGGTTGCCTTTACTTTTGCGAGCCCTTGCCCGCTGTAGTCTGCTGAAACGTAAAAAGTTGCCACCCCGCTGCTGACCGAGGGGGTGGTTAGTGTTAGTGCGCGTGGTCCTTTAGATTCTGCTGAAACTGAAGACACAGTCGTGCCTCGATCAGACGCAGAAAGGCTGAAGTCCACAACGTATGGGATATCGGACTCAATGGCCTGCGTGAAACGCTGGGGCTCATAGTCTCGCCTTCTGGGGTTGACCAAAACTCTTCTCATAAATTCAGTTCCGTTGATAAAACCCCCGTAGAAGGGGGAAAGAGACGTCGAGGGTTGTTGGAGGGGTTACGCCTCTTTTTTAGCTTTTCTTGTAAGCGAATAGCTTATCGACCCCGAAAACGGCGAAGGTGACGGTGATGAAGCCGCCCACGTACCACTCGGGGAGTTTTTCAAGGTGCTGGAACCCAAGCGCCGCGTAATCTTGCAGGCCCGGTATAAAGCTCAAGATGAATGGTGCCGACCAGATCAGGATAAGGAACTCGTCTGAATAGCCTGGTATGCCGTTGGTCAGCCGCTGTACTTTCAGCTCTGCCTTTGCCGCAGAAACCTTTTGCCTATTTTCTAAAAACCCGCTTACAAGCGGCCCGGCAACCTTGAACAAAGCGCCGAGCATCAATAGGTCCAGATGAGTGATCGACGGTCGGGATCGACATCGACGTGGATAAAGCGTCCCTCACCTTTCTGGTGGACTCCCACACCCCCGACATCCAGACTAAACGCCACCGCAGCCACTTCTCGAGCCTGTCGATGCGAAACAGCAAGGTCTGCTGCCACTCCCTTGCAGTGCGTACCAGTGCCCGGCTTGCTTTTGATGCGCTCAACAGGGTGGTTACGGCACCGAAAACCGCTTGAAACAGCAAGCGAATAGCCAACCTCGTCCCGTATAGCCTGGCAAATGTCAATGATCGAGTCACTGATTTCATTGCTGCCGCAGCCGCACTTACAGGCAAATTCATCTCTGGTGAAGTTTTTCCAAGACATAAAAAAAGGGCCCCGCAGGCCCTCACAAGTTAGATTTATCGCATTGTGGTGGAATCTATCAAATCCAGGGCGACCTTGCAAGCATTTATTTGTCGCCAATTACCCACGGGGGGTCATTGCGTAACACCGCATTTGCGGTGACGACTACCGCAGTTGCGGTGAAATTATTTGCAAATTAATTCACAAAACACTTGCATCGTGACCGGTCACAGTGTAATCTGTACTTGTAAATCGAAAACACGGAGAAAGACATGAGTTTAGAAGCAGGTAAGTCAATCCTCGTCAACCAACCCGAGTCACACTTTGTTGTGGCTGGCGAAGAAGCGGCGCTGATCACGCACGTTACGGAAGGACACTCGTCAGAGGCGCTGCCTAACCATTCGCTTTGTTATATCGAGTGGGTTAATCGACCGATGCGCCATCAAGCCAACGGATCTTTCCGGCCTTACACGCAGGTATGGGTTCCTAATGACATTAAAACTATTGACGCGGCGTAAGCCGCTAAGGAGCGACGGGATGGCGGTCAACAGAGCAGAGTATTACTGGCGTCAAGGATGGATGTCTGACGATTTTATCGAGAATCTTGCAAGGCGTTACCTGGGAGACGAGGTTGTTGACTCGCTTCCGTGTTACGTCAGAGGCAAGAGAAAAGGTAAGCTGAAGGGTCAGCTTGAATGGGTGAAGGTTGCCAAGCAGGGCTGGTGTCGAACCGGGGGTCGCACTGATGATGGTTATGCTGCTGGGTTTGTAGAGTTTAGGCTCGACACTATCATCAAGGTTGAGTTAGTAATGCCTGTTTGGGGTAAAAATCCAGAAGTCATTGCTTCTTGGGATTGGGATCTACGTTACTTCAGAAACCGTTGCGACGTTAAGACAATCATTCACAAAGCGGCGGCGTAATTCGCTTGGAGGGGCAATGAAAACAGACGTTGAGCGAAAGGCTGCGGAGAGGGAGCGCAAGCGCAAGGCAGGATTGAAACGGGTTGAACTGTGGCTGACTGTTGAAGAGGAAAAGCAAGTCAGGGGCTTTGTCGAAAAAATTAGAAGCCCCTCTCCTCAAGCATGAGCACCACCATGTCAAAAGCAGCGGCCTTGACCTGCTTGGCCTTGGTTTCTGACCAGGACAATTCTTTAGCCACCGCCTTAATGGTCCCCCGGAGGTAATACTCTTTCAGGGCGTGGAAATAGTCAGAGTGGACCTTCTTGATGGCAAACATAATCTCGTCCATCACCGTGGCTTTAAACTCTGGAATGCGAGTGGTTGGCGAGCGCCTGGTTTCCTTGGCGGCTATTCGTTGCTTCAAAGAACGCGATCTGCCGCCAAGAGCCATAGCAAAATTACCGTCCAGCAAATTAACCGACGCGTAATCGCCCGCCCTCTCCGTGGCATATTCTCTTGCCCACTGCTCAAGCATTTCATCTGCCTTCTTGCGAAGCTCATCACTCGCCATCGTCAAGGGCTCGATCAATATGGCGCTGGATCTGCTCACTGGTGACCTCCTTTGGTTGAACTTCCCGCTCGATCAAAATCTCAATGTAGTGAATGGCCTTTCTCAGCGCCTCAACGTCGTGAGACTTCTTCGAGGTCTTCCACCGGCACAGGTACTTGATGGCGTTGCCCTCGCACCAGCCCAGCTCATTTTCTAAGATGAACTTTGTCGGTTGGATTTTTAGCGCCTGATAGTGGTCGCCGCCCACCTGCCTCTCAAACTGACTCATGCCTCCTCCTCGGGGACTACGGTGACCCTTTGCACCTCGCCCCTCCGCTTGTGGTATGTAATCGCTCTTGCTGCTCTCCAACTAACCCACCCTCCACGAGCCGCGTATGCGTCCCTAGCGGCCAACGTCGGGTGTCTCTCTACAATGGCCCCGCCCGCCTCTGCCATATCTTGCTCGGCGTGGTGGTAGTGGCCAGTGTGGATGTAGGTGTACTTGCTGCTGCCCCACATCTCTCGGTAGCGAGGTTCTGACGCGAACAATGCAGGCAGGTCTTTGTTTTTCTTTTTGTGCCCGTGGTGAAAGCCCAGCATGATGTCGCCGTGTTGGTGCGCGTAGTATGGGAATGCGGTGTCGTCGACTTCGACTCGGTCATTGTTGGCAAACACGGTCTTGAGTGTTTTGCGTAGAAACACGCTGGAGGTGATGTCGTGGTTGCCCTCGCAAACGATCACCTTGACCCGCAGGTGCTTTTTTAGAAGCTCGTTGATAGATGACAGGGCCAGATTGATGGACAGCTCCACCAGCTTCTCCAGGCGCGTGTCAGCGTCTAAAAGGTGACCGCTGGTCGGCGTAACCGCCTCCAGAGAGTCAAAGTGTTGCCAGTCGCCTTGCAGGTTGAAGATTGCGGTCTCTGACGACGGGCTTGCCTCCATCATCTGCGACAGCGCAGTCCACAATGTTTTCTCAGCAATTTTGACGTCCCAGTCTGCGCCGGTCTCTTTTGCTTGCGCCAGCGCCCCCAGGTGGTAGTCAGTGAACGTGTACAGCGTCAGGAGATCGAGGTCGTTGTGCTGCGGGGCTTTAACGATTGGCAGGGGCTTAATGCCTTGCACAAGCTCCTCGACAACGTTATTAAATGCCTCGACCTTGTCTTCCAGGTCAGGTGAACTTTTCACCCACTGCAATCGAACCCTGCCATCCTCGTCGTAGAGTGTGGAGGCACCCTTCAGCATTTGATTCGACCCAACCGGGTGGGTCAGATCTCTCGCGGGATCGAAGCCCTTCTTGCTGGCGTTTCTCTTGACCCTGGCAAGGGTCTGGTAAACGGCCCGCTCAGAGATGTCCAACGTCCTGGCGATCTTGCCTTTGGGGATGCCCTCGTCGTGCAGCTTTGCAATCTTTTGCTGCGTCGGAGTCTCCGCGAAATCACTCAGCTTCATCGATAAAAAACTCAAGCATGGAAAGTCTGACCGCCTCAGAAAAAAGGTGGCCAGCCATAGACCTGACGTCGTCAAGCTCGCCGGCAGCCAGTGTGCCCATTGAGTAGCCTTCGCCGTCGATTGACTCAAACGCACACACGAACCCCGCAAGCTGGTTTTTGTCTGCCAGGTCCATCAGGACCTTCAGCCCCTTCTTTGCGTCACGAGCCCACTTCTGGTGAGGTGTCACTTCGCCCATCGAGATACTCCTTTATCCAACTGATGGCCCTGCCCTTCCTGACGTCGTCTGACGTAAAAAAGACAGGCGTGTAACCCTCCAGCACCAGCAACTGCATTTTTTCGCAGTCCCGCTGGTAACCCTTCCCGCTCGTGTGACCGCCTCTGCTGCCCTTCCAGATCCCTCCTTGAACCTCAATGGCAAGCTCGTCGATCACAAAGTCCCACTTAAACTTTCTCTGCGGGATAATTCGCTTCTCCCGCTCAAACTCTATTTTTTTCTCCTTAAGGTGCTGCGCGAGCAACTCCTCTACTTCTGACTTACGCAACCTTGATCAATCCCTCATCGATCATGATCTCCCAGGTGCGATACAAGCCCCGCATTTGACACCTTAAGATTTCGTCTTTGTCGATCAGGGTCTTGGCTCTGCCGTCGATGATGTCGTGACAGATGCTACATCCGTAAGCCGCAAAGAAGTCTGGCGACTTGATGCCCATGCCCTTCCCTGGGCTGTTGAGGTGGCAAAGCACAACCGTCTCCCTGTTCTCCTGGCAGTAAGGGAAAATTTGCAAACAACATGGCTTGCCCTTGGCAGATTTACGCAGCTTGCTCACGCCCTTGCTCTTGGTTCCTGGCTTTCACCGATTAAAGAATTTCAAGGACCCTTTCCTCCTCACCAATATCAAACGGGTCAAAGTTCTTCCAATAGATCTGTTCGCCTCGATCAATTCTCCGCTGCCCAGCAGCGGCCTCTCTTCGCAAATCCTCTATGCGCCACCTCGTTCGATTGATTGCGTGCTCTAAGGTGTGAGGTAACGCGTAGATCAATTCATCATTCATCAAGCTGCTCCTTTTGCTCGTTGTTGTGCGATGTCAGAGAACTCCACCCCCCACTCACCCCCGAGTTGGTAGAGCCTGTCGATCAGTTCGATTTCTTCGTTCTTGGTCAGCTTGCTCTCTGGCTTTGGAACCATCCCAGGGATGCCGTAGATGTGGCCCGTCGACTTCTTCTTCAGCCTCTTGGGAAGAGTCTTCTCAATGTCGTGAGGCCAGTGCGGGAAAACTCCCTCGCTGTTCCGCTTCAGGATGTTCTCCTTCATCTCCAGCTCGCCGACCCCGACGTAGATTGCAATCTCCCTGATCAAAATGTGCAGAAGGCTCTGCTGGCCTGGCGTTCTCCTTTGCCCGGCCCGGACAACGTCGAGCTTGCCGCCCTCAACAAGCCGGAAGAATTTGTTGATGTCCGCAATGAGCGCGTCTTTCTGGTTTGCCGAATAGATCACGCGGCGTTCCTCGTCAGGTTGTACTCGTGGATCAGCACCGAAAGGTTCCGGTTCAAGAAGCCGTAGGCCCCGGTTTGGCTCAACTCCTTGAGCTTAAGCGCAATGCCGCCGGTGTCCTTGTCAGGTTTTTGGCAGCGCATGTCCTCCCTGATACATACTTTGATGGCCTTGTCGACCAGGGGCTGTAGGGGGAACGGTGACTTGGTGTCGTTCATTGGGCCGGCCATCCATCCAAGCACCTGGTGTTCGAGCATCCTCTCCGCGTTTTCTGAAATTCGGTCCTGCCTGTACTTATCGATCAACATCGCCAATCCCCCTCATTAGTTCTGCCAGCTCGGCTGAAATCTTCTCCTTGGCCCTCGCTTTCCTCGGGTCAATCTCGACCACGTTCTCAGGACGACGCTCGACCCGGATCTGCTTCTCCTTGTCCCACCAGTTCCTGGCCGCCGCCTTCCAGTCCTTCATCTTCGTGTTGCCCCGCATCCACCCGACTGACTCAAAGTAATTCAGAAACGCCGCACCGACCTTCTGGTCTTTGCAGCCCTTTTGCGAGAGATAGGAATGAACTTCGGCAAGCGTGGGGGGTGTAAACCCCCTCTTGTTACCTTGTTTACTTGTTATATTGTTTAGTTGTGGGTCGTCTGTTGGGTCGTCTGTTGTTCCTCTGTTGTACCCTCTGCTGCTCCTCTGTTGTACCTTCTGTTGTACCTCTTCAGAATCTAAATCCTGATATTTGCTGTAATTACAGATAGTTATGACCGTAGTCTGTTGGGTCGTATGTAGGGTCACCATCTGTTCCTCTTCGAGCACTTTTAGGAACCGTTTTACCTTTTTTCTGGACCAACCCCAGCGCCCTGCCATGGTTAGCTGCGACCAGCCGAGCTGACCACGCTCTAGCGAGACCTTGATCCCGCGAACAAAAAAGAAGTTGGGCTTGTAGTTAGCGTTGAGAAGAATGTCGATCCAGGCCTGACCCTTTGTGAATGGTTCAGGCTTAGATGACCAGATGGGATTGTCGAGGATGGCCCTGTCGAGCCTTATCCAGCCGCTCACGCCTGCTTCCTCAGAATTTCTTTAATCTGATAAACCCTGAGCGTCGGGACTACGTCCTTCCACTGATAAACTGCCTGAACCTTGATTCCTAAAGCGTCAGCAATCGCCTTACGTGAGCCAAATATTTCAACAGCCTTGTCTACAGTCACGTGCCCTCCACTTATATATCAGTTTGGGTGATATTATTTTGTAAGTTTAGGTTAATCAAGCGGTCTTACAAAAAAAACGTGTGTTTGCTCACAGAATCTGTAAGCTACCTTTATGCAACTAGGCCAAAAGATAAGAAGCAGACGCAAACAATTAGATTTGCGGCAGGCTGATTTAGCCAAAATGATTGGCACGTCAACTGGGATGATCTCTCAGTATGAGGTCGGCGGCGCAATGCCTTCCGGGGCTAAGTTGATCGAAATTGCTCAAGCGCTATCAGTCAACGTGCAATGGCTTATCGGGTCAGAATCAAAAAACTTCCAAGATGATGCTTTACAAACAACCCTGCAAATTGTAAAAGTCCCTCTTATCTCCGAAACTCAAGCGGGAGAATGGAGGGAAATCATGGACAATTTTCAGCCAGGGGATGCTGAACATTGGATCGAAACCGCAGATAAGGTGAGCAGCAATGCTTTCGCGTTGAGAGTTAAAGGAAACTCAATGCAGGACGCCAACAACCCCAGATCGATACCAGACGGAGCTATCGTGATCGTTGATCCAAACCTTGATCCAAAGTCAGGTGACATCGTCGTAGTAAGATTGAACGGCAGTTCAACAGTCAAGAAGTTTGTTATCGATGGAGACAACTACTACCTCACCCCCCTAAACCCTGACTATCGTCCAATCTTAATGCAGCCGCCAATGGAGATAATTGGGGTGGCAAAAAGCGCCAGAATTAGCCTCTAAAAAAATTTATTAATTGATGTAAGTAAAGTTACATTAATGCTTGCAATTGTAAGTTAGCTTACTTAATATAAGTATCACTTACATATAGAGACGTGCCATGCAAGCATCTGATTACACCCGTTACGACGCCGACTGGGACGCCTGGTACGGCGAAACAATTCCCTTCGTTTTTAAGATTACCGTTGAGCAAGCCCTCGAAGACGGCGAGCTTTCGGTCAGCAACATTGAGGACGCGCTTTTCTGGCTCAAAAAAGCCAACGCGCATCAGCCTCTCATCGACGTGTTTCAGCGTCTCTTCAACAACTTTGAGGAAAACCTCGCCATTGAAGCGGAGGACAATTGCCCGTGAAAGATTCAATCAAGCCTTTAAGGGAAGACGTTGCATTCATCATGCGCCGCCACTACGAGCGTATGGAGGACGTCTACGCGCAAACCCAGATTGAGCTGGAAGCCCTCATCACAAAAGCCTACTTCGATGGATATGAAGAAGGCCTCGACAAGATGTGCGACCGCGCATCTTCAGCAATCAAAGGAGAAGCAGCATGACAGTGAAAGACCGTCTCCTGGCTCACTTGAAGTCAGGCAAAGTGTTAAACCGACGCACCGCTTACGAGCAGCTCGGGGTGATGTCGGTCGCCCCTCGAATCTGGGACCTTCGACAAGAGGGCTACCCCATCAGAACCATTATGCGCGTCGCGCACAACCGATTCGGAGAGAAGTGCCGGGTCGCTGACTACGTCCTGGAGCATCAGCAATGATTCTTTTCAAGGGCAAGCTTTATTCATTCGATCAACTGGAGGAGATCTACCATGGAACACAGCGAAAGCATTGATCAGCTCAATGCGGCCATCGTGGTCGCTCAGGGGCTGATCCAAAACCCATCCAAGAGCGCGGTAAACCCGCAGTTCAATTCAAAGTACGCAGACCTAGCGACGGTCTTAGATGTTGTTCGCCCGGCCTTCACCGAGGCAGGCATCGGCATCATCCAAACGCCATCGAGGGACGAGACCGGGGCGGTCGTTGTGACCACAATGCTCGTACACGCGTCTGGTCAGTGGATGAGGGACAAAATCCACATGCACCTTGCTGACAGCGCCAAGAACCCGGCGCAAGCCGCCGGCAGCTTGATCACTTACCTGCGGCGCTACTCTCTGGCCGCGTTTGCCAATGTCGCACAAACTGACGACGACGGGCAGGCGTTGGAAGGACAAACCGCCGTTGCCGCACCCAAAAAGTCAATTGATCCAGAGCAGGTTGAGCTTATCTCAGCAGAGCTTGAGAGCTGCTCTGACAAGGCAACCGCAGAGTTCTTAGAGCTAAAGAAGTTGCGAACCCTGGAAGACATCCCAAAGGATAAGTTCCCGATTTGGTTAGAGCAGGTCAAAAAGCGAAAGCAAAAAGAAGCAACCAGCGAACAGGCTCACTGATGATCATTCACCAGGTACAGCAAGGTACGCCCGAGTGGACTGAAGTCAGGCGCGGAACTCCCTCCGCGTCTTGCTTCAAAAACATTTTGACGGCAACTGGCAAGCCATCAACGTCCAGAGACAAGTACGCCCTGGCCCTCGCCAGGGAGGTTCTCTACGGCGTTGAGCCGCTGCCGGTCAACCCAGACATGCAGAGAGGGCTAGACCTGGAGTCGGAGGCCGTTCGCAATTATGAGTTTGAACACGGCGTCAAAACGCAAGTTGTTGGTTGGGTGACCAATGACGACAACACCTACGGGTGTTCGCCAGACCGCATGAACCTAGAGGTCAAGTGCCCGAGGGACAATAACCATACAAAGTGGTCGGCAAAGGGTTGCGTCCCGTCAGAGCATTTTTGCCAGGTGCAAGGCTGCATGTGGGTCTGCGAGCAAGACTATTGGGACTTCTATTCATACTCAGAAACCTTGGGATCTTTTTGTTTCCGAGCGCACAGAGATGAAGAGTGGATCTCCGCGATGGAGAAGGAAATGTCTCTATTTTTAGAGAGAAAAAGTGAGTTACTGGAGTTACTAAAGGAGGAAGCAGCGTGAGTGATTTTGTAGATGGATTAATTGCGAAGAAGCCGGGCGATAACGCGCCAGATTTTATTAAGGCGAACGTGTCGATCAAGCGAAAGGAGCTGATCGACTGGCTAGGTAGTCGGGACGACGACTGGGTCAACGTCCAGATAAAAGAGAGCAAGGGCGGTAAATGGTACGCGCAGGTCGACGATTGGAAGCCCGATGAGAGCCAGCGTAGACCAGTCAACTCAAAGAAGACGGAAGACTTCGATGACGACATCCCTTTTTGAACGCCAAAACGACTCTGGCGTAAAGACGCGCCAAGAGCGCGAGAAGATGCTCATGTCCAGCGGGCTGGTCGAGGATTACTTCACGATCAGCGACGCGGCCAGGGCGATGAAGGTGCACCACTCAATTGCTCGCGGCGTAGTCACCAGCCTTGCCAATCAGGGCAAGCTGGAGGCTGCGGTCATGAGACAAACGAGGTTGATAACTAAATACCGCAGGGCGGGCACTGCCACCCGGTGGTTATCAATGCCGTGGAGGAAGCAATGATCACCAGAGATATGCTGTCGTCAGCGACAGGCTACAGCCGACGTCAAATCGAATGGAGGCGGCGAACATATTGGCGCGAGGGTCGGCACTACATCGTCGACCCGGCTGGTACAACTATGTACGATTTGGAGGAGATCGAACGATGGCAACAGGCGTCACCGAGAAGAATGGGAAGTGCTTTGTGCGATGGTACGCAAGGGGAAAACGTCATTCGCGGGCGTTGGACATCCCCTACACAAGGGAAGGGGTCGCCAAAGCCGCTCGTATAAGAAAGAAGTTCATTGAAAACGGCGAGCAGTTCGACAAGCCCGTCCCAACCTTTGGGGAATTGGCGCAAAAACGTCTAGATGAAACTCGCATGTCTCCGAACTATCGAGACAGCACGTTGAGGTGCTTAAACAATTATGCGAGTCAATGGTTCGACTGGCCCGTCAACGAGATCACCTACGCGGACCTTCTGCCTATCAGCAACATCGACAAATCGCCTGCGTACATCATCATCATTCTGACGCACATCAGGAACGTATTTAATCTCGCGGTAAAGTCAAAGTGGATGCGCGACAACCCTGCCGCTGATCTTATGAGCGAGGTCAAGCGTGACCACAAAGAGATCGATCCGTTTACGCCCGACGAGCGAGACGCCATCCTCGCGGATTTAAAAAGGTCTAACGCGGGACACAACAAGTACCTATTTTATTTGATCCGCTTTTACACGGGGATGCGTCCTGGCGAGGTGCTTGCCTTGACGTGGGACGATTACAAGGATGGAGAGTTCCGCGTCAACAAGTCTTGGACAAATAACAACCTGCGGCCTACGAAGACCTACAAGGAGCGGCGAGTGCCGGTCCACGGCGTAATACAGGACGAGCTAAAGAAGACCGTCAGGAGCCTCAAAAACCGTCACATCATACTCAGCGAGGCCGGTGAAAACTTTGGCAAGGGCCAGATGTTTGTGAAGGCGTTCAATCGATCTCGAAAGCGGTTGGCGATACGCCACCGGAGCCCTTACAACGTCAGACACACCGCTGCCTGCGTGATGTTGAATGCCGGGATGAAGCCAGGCTACTGCGCGAAGATTCTAGGTCACTCGCTGCAAGTTTTTTTCCAAGTTTATGCTCGATGGATCGACAGCGACGAAAACAAGGTTCAAGCCTCGCTTTTGATGTCTCTCAAGTGAAATGGGCACTAAATGGGCACCAGGCTACTAGAGATGCAATATTCACTACGTATTTCAATTAGTTAATGCCAGGGTAGCCACCCATATCCATAGTTTCCCCTGTATCTCACAGTATCTCACGGGGATTTGCCCACCCCGTAAGTCACTGATTTTATTGAACCCGCTTGCTCAAGGGTACTGTCAGATACTATGGTTTACCACCCAATGGGCACCAAATGGGCACCGCGTGAAGTTAGCTGGCTTCGGACCTCATCAACGTCGTGGAGGGAACCGCGACGCTGCCGGAGATGAATGGCGCAATCACGCGATCATAGTCATCCCCAAGCGCCCGCCTGACGCCGCTGCCACCGAAAATGTTCCTGATTTGTTTGTCAGTAAGCCCCTTCGTAAGAAGCAATTGACCAATCTGGTTAATAATTTCCGGGGTGGGCTTTCTGGCCTGCAATACGCCGATGACCTTGCCGACAATGTTGGACGGGTTCGCGTCAGAAAGTTCACGCAACAACCCTGGGTCAATCGCATCGTCGAGGGCGCGACCGGCCTGCTGCTGAAGTGCCGTGGTGCTGTTTCCAGTGAGCGCCTGCTTGGTCCGTACAAATTCCTCTTCGATACCCGCCCTCCTCATAAACTCGGGAGCGTCGTCACCAAGAACGAGGTCAATTTTCTTCCTGACCGCAGCAGGAGCGCCAGGTCCAATAATCTTGGTCACGTCCCTGCCAGCGCCAACAGAATCGAGTTTGTCAGAGACAGACTTGACCGCCCCTAATCGAAACATCATTTGCTCGCTGTCGCTCATTTTAGAGAAGGCGTCAGCAACCTCGTCAAAGTCAGTTGCTGTTGACATAAGTTTGCGACCCTCAACCAGGGCGTCATTTAACTCGCTAGCGCCCGCAAAAATCGCATTGGCTCGAATGTACTCTGGGTTTTGTCTGCCCATCTCATTCAGTAGCCGTTCTTTTTGGCCCATCAAAATTCTGACCTTGTTGGCCTCGCCAGATCTTTTCGCTTTGCCGATCTGATCTGACAAACCCTCCTTGGCAAACTTCAAATACTGGAACCGCTCCTGCGGGCTCAGTCCGTCTAGGATTGTTGCGTTTGGGTCGGTGACCTGTCTGACTACATTGCCGCGCTGAAACCTGCCAGCAGGCTCTGTGATGGTTGTGGTTGGCGGCTTCAACGGAGGCTTGCCTTGAAGTCTCGCCATCTTGTTTATGTCGCTGACGATGCCAGGAGATTTGAGGATGTCACGCAGCTCGCCAGACATTTCAATACCCCGGCGCTCGGCTGCTTCGTAGAATGGCCCGGCCTGCTCTTGCCTTTGCTTGATTAAGTTCTTCTGGGTTTCTCCAAAACTTTTCGAGCTGCCAGCAGATGCCTCGATGGTAGACAGCAATCGTTGAGATTGTTGCCGGTCGCGCTCGAACATCAGGTCCTCAGCTCTTTGTCTCATTGGGCCTTGCCTGTTTGCTGCCGCCCTGCCGACCACCCTCATTCCCTCGTCAACGTCAGCCAGGACCGCATCAGGACCGAGATCTCGCATCCTTCTGACTGCCTCATCTGGTGACAAGCCGACAGCGTCAGCAGTCTCCTGAAGCACTCTCTGTGCGTCTGATTTGGGGGTTGCCGTTGCTGCCCGACCTAAACGGTTGGCAACAGAGCCAGCCACGCGGCCAAGCGCATTGGCTACGGGTGCGCCGATTAATGCGCCAGCGGCACCGAACCCTGCGCCTTCCTTGGCACCTTCAACCCTGCTGCCAGGGTTTGCGCTGCCCGCCCCATACAAGCCACCTTGAGCCGCGCCTGTGCCAGCGAGGCCAGCAGCCTTTACCAAGCCTGGCGCGTTACGCAAAGCCTGTGAACCGAGAACCTTAGCTGCGCCTAAACCTCCGCTAGTCAATCCACCTGCAACCTCAAGCCCTGTTGCAAGTGCCGGGTTATCCTCTTTGAACTGCTCCCTTCTTGAGGAGATGTCTTTCTGGATCTTGTCGTATGCGTCGCTAAAACTTTCGCCGGTTTGCATTGACCCAACCAGCGCAGCAATTGCCCCGCCGACCTCGTCGGTCAGGCCAAAGCTCATCCCCTGACCAACCTGACTTATCCCCTCTGTGACCGAGTCGTACTTGGTCTTTGGTTTACCAAACTGCTTATCGAGGACTTGCTTTATTTCATCACTGCTCATTGAGTCAGGGAATGTGATCTCTTTATTGTCAACAACGACTACTGGCATTTTCGTTACCTTTAGCTGGCAGGTTTCAATTCGCCTGATACAGGATCGTACTCAAGCCGCTCCGTAGTGGCGGGCGGTGTAGCTGGTGTGGCAGGTGTTGCAGACGGTGCCGGGGAAGATCCTGCGGGCGCAGTTAAGGCCTCTTCTTCCTGCAACATTGCTCTCTCAGCCTCAAGAGCGTTGATAAAACGCTGATAGTGTCGCTTCACCTTCGCAAGGTTCTCTCTCAATCTTTCTGGGCTCTGCCCTACCTGCAAAGACTCAACCGAGCTTTGCAATAGATTTAATTCACGCTCAGAGACAGAGCCGAGTGCGCCGCCCGTCTTTGATGCGTCACGCATTTCTTGCAGTCGATCAAAGGCGAGGTTGGCCTGAATGGTGTCAATCGTTGCTTGGAGGTCGAAGCCTTCGGTGCCAGGAACAATCTTTGCCAGACTTCCTGGTCCAGAGGTGGTTTTTAGAAAACTGCCTTGATCGTCATCGAGTATGCCTATCGCGTCATCGATCTTGCCTTTCAGGTTCTCGAACTTGTACACCTGGTTGTCAATGAATTGCTGTCTCTTAACCGGGTCCAGTTCGGTAGAAGATTTAGACTTTGAGCCGGTCTTCAAATAATCCAATATGAACTTGGTTCGCTCTGCTCCGGTCAAGCCCTCCATTTCGGCAAGATCCATTGCCTCTCTGGTTTTGTTAGAAAACTGAGGGGTCTTTGGTTTCGGCGTGTAGCCAGGCATTTCCTCAAAGCGCACAAACTTGCCCTGCCTGTCAAAGACCGGCTGACCGTAGCCGCCACCCTTCAGCTCGACAGGATTGCCGTACTTGTCGTTGCCGTAGTTCGCCATATCCAGAGCCGTCTGGGTGTTGGCGAGCTGGTTCCTGCGGTTGGCTATCTGGGCTGATTGGTTGCTTAGAATCTCTGCTAAAACATTCCTCTGACGCGCCTCTTCCATCTGCTTACGCTGCATAGGCGTGTAGTCGTAGATGTCTTTTGGAGCGCTTCTTAACGCAATGTAATCTCTTATGTTTGGCATGATTAAATCCCGAAAAGGTCTTGGAATAGGTTGCGGTAGTAGTTGGCATCTGTCGCGCCCTTGGCAGCGTTGTAGGTTCCAACATCTCCCAATATCCCGCCGTAGGCGTCTGCAAAGTTTTGATTGACTCCGCTCATTCCTTGAGCTGCGCCAAATGCGCCGGCGGTTAGCTGCGAGAGTTTGTCGAAGTCATAGGCATCTCTCGCCCTTGCTTCAGACCCGAGCTGTGCGTTGATGTTGGCGATCTCTCCCGCTCTGGCAGATGCGATGCCTGCCGCTCGGTCTTGAAGGTCAGTCAACGTGCCGCCTGTGTTCAATCTGCCACGCGCTGCCGCGCTGTTCTCAATTGCACGACGCGCCTCGTCTTGCAGGAACTTGAGGCCAGGGTCTTCAGAATCGAACGGGTTGAGGCCAATGTCTGTGTAATCAACGGACTTCTTCGCCGCTGCTAAATACTCTGGCAGCAAGGTTCCGGTTTCAAGTAACTGCCCAGTCTCATCATCGAAGACCGCGCCCTCTGTTCCAGCCTCATAGAAAGGCCTGTAAAGGTTGAGGGTGTTTCCGTAGATGTCTTTCTGGAAGTCCAGCTCTGCTGCCGCTGCTTCGCCGTACTTGTCTGCGGCGTAATTCCTCGCAGCTTGGTCTGCCAAGACCGTGGCCAATTGGTTTGCATTTTCTCCTTCAAATATACCGCCCAAGAAGTCGAAGGCTTTTGTGAAGGCCCCCTCAAAGAAGTTCCCGATGTCCTCGAACATATTGCCGAAATCAATGTCAACGTCGCCGGTTGATACATCTCCGACGTTCCCGCCCTCGGCTGTGGCGTCGCCCCCGGTTGCGCTCGTGTCTCCAACCGAGCCACCTGTCGCGGAAGTGTCGCCAACCGAGCCGCCAGTCACGTCACCAACTGAGCCGCCAGTGACGTCACCGACTGTCGCAGTGGTATCACCGACGGTTGAGGAAACATCGCCAACTGAGCCGCCTGTTGCGGAAGTATCGCCGACTGACCCGCCAGCTCCACCAGCCCCACCAGCGCCACCTGCACCGCCAGCACCGCCAGTTGCAGTTGCAGAACCTCCGGCTCCCCCTTCCGCTGCAACGTCCCCGGTGATGACACGAACGTTTGAGCTTGCGTCTACGTCGCCAGTAGTCACGTCAACGTCTGAAGTACCTCCCTCCGCAGTTACGTCGCCTGTCGTCACGTCAACGTCAGAGGTTGCAGTTGAGTCTGAGGTTATGTCTCCCGTGGTAACGTCAACGTCTGTGGTTTGGTCTCCAGTTGTTGCGGTTGCTGTGGTGTCTCCAAAGGTAACGTCTAGGATGTCGCTGATAACGTTTGAAAGGACTTGTGCCTGGTCTTGCGACATTGAGCCGCCGCCACCAGTGAGCAGACCAAAAATGCTCCCGATGATGTTCATCAGGTTGTCTTCGCCTGATGAGCCTGTCTGAGATCCTGTCTGAGAGGTGTCCGATGATCCGGTAGAGAAGACCTCTGACCAGTCGCCGTATTGCTCCTCATAATCCACATTCATATCAGGCTCTGGTTCGACCCGACCGTCTGTGTAAATTCTGTAGAGCCTGTCGCCAACCCTGATTACTTTGTAGTCCATATCTTCACCGTCTGTTGTGCCTGTGTCGGTTGTGGTGCCTCCACTGGGGAGGGTTGTAATGTCGACGCCTGAGCCGTCTGTTGAATCTGTTGAGCTGCCTTCGCCTGTGCCGCCGGCAGGAGCGGTAACCGGGTCGTTGGTTACGCCGCCATCAACTGTGTCAGTGACTGACCCGTCTGGGTTTACAACAACGGAGCCGCCGGTCTGGTTTTGATCTTCCTGGCTGTTGTTGATCGTCCCGTCCCAGTCGCCGATGTTGGCTGGAGATTCAATGCCGATCATTGGCCCCAGGATCTCCCACATCAGGTAGACAGAGCGGTAGGTCGTGTCTCCCCAAAGGGATTGGATGAAGTCGTCGACCTCTTGGATGCCGGTGTTGGGCGGCCTCCTGGGTGCGTGGGTCGGGTTGCCGTTCGCGCCGGTCAGGATGTTTGTAACGATCTGCTCGATCTGCCCCTGGGCCACTGTGTTGCCGATGGGGTTTGTGGTTCCCGTATTTTGAGTCTGGGTGTCGGTCTGCTGGGGCTGGCTGTCTATCCACGCCTGTCCTGCCGGGGTGACCTGGCCGTTTAAAATTGACGCGGCCTCGTTCAAAACCTGCTGGTAGTTCTCATCCCCGTACCGAACGTCGCCCTCAACGCCGAGGTGCCTTGCGGCTTGCTGTAGAGCCCAGTCAAAAAGTTGAACCCCGACGTCGATCCTAGAGGATCCAGTAAGCCCCGCGATGATGTTTGTCAGTTGGCCAGGGTATTGCGCGTTAAGCGAACCAAGGAGCTGGCCCAAGTCTTCATTAGTGACAGAGCCAGGCTCTAAACCCAGCGTCTCCTCAATGCTCGCATTTACCTGGTCCGCGCTTTGATTGGCGAGCCGGTAAATAATGTCTGGGTTGATTGAGAAGTTTGACAACGCCGCCCTGGTTGCCCACGCGCCGCCCCAGTCGATTCCTGTGCCACCGATCTGGATCTGCTGAAGTTTCTCTAAAAAACTAGCCACGGGTCGCCCTCAGCGGCTGATGTCCGATGTTTAGTTTCATGAGGCTCTTGTCCGGTAATCTAAGTGTTTCAAGGGTTGAGTCGCTCCCTCGAAGGAGCCTCGCAAAAATAGATAGGCACCTGCTGATGCTGTGATCCGCAGTCGCCTCAAATTCTTTTAATTGCCTGTGTTGCAGCCAGTGGAAGTAGGTCACGCAGTTGCGTATGAAGTTTGGGCCGGTGTCCCCGTTGAAGACCTGCCCGTTGGCCCTGCCGTTGAACAGGTTGTAAACGAACAGCGTATTGCCAACCTGGAAGGCGTCGTCTGCGTTGTGGATTGCGTCCAGGCCCTCGGTAATCACTAGGTCCTTGTCGCCGCCCAGCCCTATGTTATCGGCAACCAGTAACAGCAAGTCGGCCATATCCAGAGTCTTGACCCTGCTGTCGACTACCTTCAAATGACGACCCACTCGCCAGCCGCATCGAGGTAGATACAGCGCAGCACGTCGTACTGGGCTGCAATGCTCTTTGATGCCGCACCGTCTATCGTCTCAGAGCCCGCTGTGTCGACTGTTACCGCCCCGGCACCCATACGCTTGACTGTCACCTGCTGCCCGTCAGAGGGGCTCTGGTGAAGGCTGACGGTAATGCTAGACGCCGAGTCAACATCAACAACCTCAAAGCCCGCGCTGCCTGTTGTTGTGTAGGCAGCGGTCTGCTTTGAGTAGAAGGGTTTGATCAGGGTGTGGTGGTCAATAACAACCTGCCGCAGTGGCTCGACCTCCTGCGACACCGTAATTACATTTGGATCGCGGAGTCTTCTGGTTGTCATTGTTATTCCTTAGCCAGCCTGGAGTTCCACAGGTCGAACAGCTCCTGAATCTTTGCCTGGTCAATTTCTGACTGCCGCTCGGCAATCCCGAGCACAATCTTCAGTTCATTGATGTCTGCCTGGATCTGCCTGACATCTTGTGACTGCTCCTTCGCTAAAACCTCGATAGAGTCCAGCCTTGAGTTTTGCTGCACGTCAGCCGCGAGCAGTCCTTCCTTCGGCCAGGTCACCCGGAAACGGGGTCAGTCACGGTCTCTCATCCGATTAATCAGATCAAAAAGCGTTGTGACCTTCTGCTTGAGCGTCTGGATATCTGCATGCATTGTCGCAAGCACAATCACGAGGGTCACAAAAGAAATGGCTATGGGCCACAGGCTTGAGATGGTGTCCACAGCTTCCATCTATGCCCACATCTTTGCCCACATCGCTACGAAAGTAGTTATCACCGTACCAATGGTTAGCCAGGCCAGCTTTTCCCATCGATCTGCGTGATTGGTTGTTTGTCTTCTAAGTTCTTTTAATTCGGCCACGACCTCGCCGTATCTTTCTCCGCACTCTTTTTCGTGCCTAGCAATCTGCTGAAGAGCCTCCAGCGCAAGGTTGCGTTCTTCTTCGGTCACTTCTTGGCGTTACCGACATTGAGGGCAAGCGCGTCAACAACGGGCTTGATGTACTTGGCAATAAATGCGTCGTCTTTGGTTGTGGGCGTGACGGCTGCAATTGCGCTTGCCAGGGCCACCACCGCAGTTGCGATGTTAATGATTGTCCACAAGTCCATTACCAGGGCACTCCGTTTGCTTGCGTTGGGTTCTTGTCGCTTTCGATCTTCGCAGCAATCGATGCCTCGATGCCGTCCTTGTCAACGCCATCGCTCCAACACCAGCCCAAAACCTGATCCTGCGTAAGCTGATCGTAAGGCGTGAAGTCTGGACTTGATGCGTCGTAGGTGAAACCACAAGTGCCGTAGGATGATGCAGAGTAGTCTCCGTCAACGTCGGTAGCTCGCCAGTGGGCGACTGTTACGCCACCGTCAGCAAGAGTTCTTTCAAGTGTTGAGATTGTCCATGTAGCCATTAGTTAGCTCCTTACAATAAACCTTGATCTTTGCAGTACTGCTCAATTTCAGAGCCAACTACGCCTTCAGGGTACGGCAAAGAATCTTTTACTTCTTGTTTCTTCTGTTGCCATTCTTCTTTGGTTATTTCACCAGCTACAAACTGTGCCATTAAAGGGTCACAAGTTTTAGCGTAATGATATACTCGTTGCGACCTAGCTGTGATGTAACTAGCTACTTCTTGATCTGTAAAAGACATAAAAATTTCCTTATCCGTCGATGCTTAGAGGTATGACGTTGGTCATGTAAGTATCACTATTAGATGCATTGATCTGGATATTTGTACCACTTACTGAAACTGTCATAGACGTAGCCACTATAGTAGAATAAAGAGCAATAGCCGTAGTTGTAGCTCCAAATACCCCTACGAAGTTAGTCGCATAGCTACCATTTTGTCTAACTATAGATACCAGATATAGGCCGCTGCCTACTGAAGTAAACGGTACTGCGTCAGCCATATCTATCACAGTTGTGGTTACACCTGACGTTACAGAAACTTCGCTAGAAAGTGTTCCCGCTTGTACACCTTGACCATAACGAACAGACTTAGGAGTTCCCGCAGCAGGGCTTGTAAGAGTCCCAACCAACAAGTTGCCGCTTGCATCTAGCGTCATCTTAGGAGAACTGCCTATCTCAAATACATGAGGCAATGAAGAAACGCTGTTGTATGTAACCTGCGTTTGCTCTGCGCTTATTTCATAGCCGTTAGCGCCTGTGTACTCTAAACGCAAAGTTGCTGTTGCAGATGTTCTTTGTATTTCTAAGCCTGAACCAGTACTAAAAGTTGGAGTGCTACTGCCAATACCAACGTCGCCGTCTGAGTCGATGCGCATGCGTTCTGTGTTAGAACCGCTGGCAGGAGCGGTGCTAAAGGTTATGTTGCCGTCACCATTAAAACTTGTAGATGTTCCTACAATAGAAGCTCTTGTTCCGCTAGCTCCTGTAGATGAGTCATTAGATTTAAAATGAATTGCACCCCATTGCTGTCCATTAACAGCAGTAGCAGTATTTTCAAGTGTTAGAGTAGGGCCAGCCGCAGTAATGTTAGCTTTTATGTCTACGTTGCCGCTTGCGTCGATGCGCATGCGTTCGGTGATGGACGAAGGAGCGCCTGTTGCAAACCGTAGTCCAACACCGCCCGATGCGTTTTCTGCTGCCGCTTCAATTTTTGCAGCTACCCCA